AAACGTTTGGTTTCAATGTTACTTTTATAATAAATCTCCTAATATGCTAGATATTGAATAAAAACTATATCTTCTACTTTATACCCAATTTCTAATATTTTATTAAGAACTTCTTGAACATCTTTACCTTTGATTATTTCTGGTAAAAATTTATTTTGTATTTTAACTTCCCAAGTAGTTTGATTGATTAGCATATTAAAACCTCGCTTTCTGTACATTGATAATGTTTTTAATCTTGACAATGCCGCTACAGATAGTAACGACAGATTTTGGTCGAACTTTAACAATTGTGTCATAATTAGGGCTCAACTGATAGTCACTGTCAAATTTAATGAGGTCGCCTACTTTTAATTCAAACATATTAAATCTCCTTCTCAAAAGTGTTTTGTTTCTCTCAACTACAGGTACAGTATAACTGGAACGAAAAGAGAAGTCAACAAAATAATGAGATAAAAAGCAAATAAAATAAATTTTTTTGTAATGTATACTAGCCATAGCTCCTGACTAATTAAAATGTGTTTAAAAGTAGTTTTTCGAGTGTAAATAGTTGAAATAATTATAAAATAGAATAAAGGAAGGAATAAAATTATTAATAGTGTAAGTTACTAAAAAATAAAAGAAATAATAACTTTATGGAAGAAAATATCTATTTATAGAATATACACTTTATTTCCGCAATCCCATATTTGTTTGTAGTCATTATTAATCATATTTTCTTTTTCTGTTTTAGTGGGGTCGAAATCAACTAGAAAATCTTTTAATTTGTGTTTCTGTGTTTTGTGCCTACTAATTCTTTCATTATTCTTGACCCAGAAATAATTGGGCTTATTAGTTCGTAAATATTTACCAAATTTTTCGTAAGTGATGCCTTGTGAATATCTAAGATCACAATAAGACAATAATGATTCATTATTATATTTTTTCTTAAAGTGATTTAGTAGTTTTGAGAACCCACCAATTACAGTCACATCATTTTTTGAAGAATACCTCACTAACTCCCATTGAGCTTCTTTGTTATTAAATCTTGTTTTACTTATAGTGAATATTGAAACTAATTCTTCTTCGTGATAAAGTCCAAAAGAAGCCCCGCCTATACTACCTTGTAAGTGATTTTCATTCAAGAAAATATTGGCTTCTGTTTTATTAACATCTTTAATTATACAATTTCTACCATATATCTTATTTGTTTTTCCTAGTTTTGATTTAATAATTGACTTCACAATTTCTGGTTTTAGAATCCACTCATCCTCAAAAATTTGTATTAAAAATATATCCTTCTCTAAACACTTTTTATATTTTTCAAAATGAACATTAAAATGATTAATACCTGAATGCCAATAGAGACCGTGATATTCAATTGCCAAATTACAGTCTGGTATGAATATATCCAATTCTCTATTAGGTATTACATTCCTCACATTATTCATCACAGTAAAATCTGGTACTACTGATTGGGTAAAATCTAATATTTCTCTTTCCGAATACGATGATGCCTTTGCGAAATTACTATGGCCCAACATCTTTGTTAAAAATCTATGTATCGTCATTTTCGGCATGCCACCAAAATATTCATTACGAATATGTTCTATTGATACACATTCATTTGTGATTGATAGGAGAAATTCTTTGTCTTTAAATCTATGTAAGTTTAATCCATATCGTTCAAAAGTTTCTTTTGTGGTCTTGTCAACCCAAGATTGTCTTTTCTTTGCTACTTTTTCTTGTATTGTCGGATCGGATAAATTATGTTCTACCCCATATCTCTTTTTCCAAGTTTTCTTAGTTTTTTTGTATCTGGAAACTTTATTTTCTTTTTGGGCTTTTGATAATTTTTCTTTGGTTGTTGTACTTTTGCCCACACAAGCAGCGGAACAATAAATCTTGCCGGGTTTTACCCTATTCCCGCAAAAACAAAATATATCTTTTTTGTTATCTATAATATAATCTATTCTATCACGAACAGAGAATTTGTTAAAGGATTCATCATTAGTGTGATAAAGTATTATATCCAATATACCATTTTTCTTTAAATAGTCGTCTCTCATTTTTCTTGGATTTGTTCTAATATCTTTCATCAATTTAATTTCTTTTTCCAACATATATAATCTCCACTTTAAGTAATAATACTATTATATATCGCTGTAAAATGGAAGTCAATATATTCTTTAATAAAAAAGGGAGCCCGAAGGCTCCCTTATGATACTAAATATATAAGTAGTTAAAATTACTCACATTATATTGTTCACTATAACTTTCCTAAAATAACGGTTAGCGTTAGGAGTCAATGCGCCTGTAGTAGTAGCTTGACTGAACGGGTTAGCAACCATACCATATCTTGTTTGAAAAGCGATCTTAGGCTGGAAGCTGTTAGGATCAACGGCACGCATCATTTGCAATGGAACATAAGGACAGTAGTAAAGACCAGCATCAGTAGCACTAGCGCCTTTGTACCCCATCACGAAAAACTGAGGATTGGCACCACCGTTAGCTGAATAAGGATCTACATATACTTTGTACTTGCCGTTAAGAACACCAGCAAAAGTAGTGGAAGTATCGTCAACATTCAAGGCATTCTTACCTGCGATAGCGGAGCTATAGTCAAGTACGCCTGCCATCTGGAGAGCAGAGGCAACATCTGCGGAACAGATGATGAAGTTACCGCGACCACGACGGGTCAATTGACCGATAACGTTAGCTTCGCGCTCAATTTGGAACATCAAGCCCTTGAATTTTTCAACTGACCAACGACCATTAGCATCAACGTCAAGGTCGAAAATACCAGCAGAAGCAGTAGTACCAGCAACAGCGCCCGGAAGAGCAGTTGTGTAAATAGTACGGATAACTTCGCGGTTGATTTCAGTCAGAATTTCAGCTGAAAGAATGTTGCTCAATTCAGCTTCGGCATCAAGACCATGAATTGACTTCATATCTTGTGCTAATTCAAGGCTGTATTCAGCTTTCAGCTTACGGGTCTTAGCTTCAACAGCAACACGCTCAATACTGAAAGCCATTTCGTTGAAGTCAGGATTTGCTCCACCAGTTCCAAGAGCTTCACCAGCAGATGTTGACATTGGACCACCAGTAGTATAAACAGCATCAAACGGATTAGTACCAGCGTGATCAGGACCAGTAGAATCACCAGAAAACTGGGTATTAGCTTCGTTAAACAATGCTTCTGGACCATCTTGTGAGGTATACTTGGACTTCATTGCGAAAACCAGTCCTGTAGGCTGAGTCATTGGCTGAACACCAGCAACATCATACGCAATCAGAAGAGGCATAGAACGGCGAACAAGAGAAATAAGAACGGGGTCAAACTTAGCAACACCACCGGTGTCAGGATATCCACCAGTTGAGTTAGCAGGAGCATCTTCGTTCAAGATTCCAGCAGCCTTACGCATTTCGCGCTCTTGGTTTTCCAACAGAACCGCAGTAACTTCTTTACGGTGTTGGTCAGTGATTGGGTTAAGAGCTTCGTGTTCTAGAACCGGAGCCCACTTTTTTACTAGTTCAAGACGATTCAACATTGGTTGTTTCCTTTTCTGTTTTATTTACGGTTAAGTTGTGCTAATGCGTTGACATAAGGCGACATATTAGCGGATACTTGTTTTTCTTCTTCAATTGTGTCTTCCGTTAAGAAGTTGTTTACAATTTTCTTGTCTGTTTTCTTAGAGAAATAATTTTCACGAATAGTCTGAATCTTCTTGGTGAAGGTGTCAGAGTTGTCAAAATTGATTTCTTCCGCAAGAGCTTGGAGTTTTTCTGCTTCAACGTCAGACAATCCTTCACAAATGTCATTAACGATTTCTACACGGGCTTTTTCGTTAAGTTCATTGCGGAGGCGGACATTAAGTTCAAAAGTTTCATCTAATTTAGCAGAAAGATCCTCAATCTTGTTTTCAAGTTCTCCAACGAGGTCGTATTTTTCTTCTGGTACATCAATATAATGTTGCTCAAACAGAGTTTTCATACCCCCAACAAAGGATTCCATAATGTCATTTTTAAGACCAGCTTCGATAGCAACAGCGTTATCTTCCATCCATTGCTCAATCATCAGATTGAGGTAACCATCAATATTATCTACAAGAGATTCGGCAATTTGCTCGTACTGTTCTTCCAACTTTTGGTTATATTCTTCTTCAATGCGCTCAACTTCTTCTTTGATCCGAGCAACAACAGCGGATTCAAAAATAGTTTCTGCTTTCTGACGGAATTCTTCGGTCATGCCTTCTTCGCCATTAAATAACGCATCAACATCTTCGGTCATATCATATTCGGATTCATTCTTTTCTTTTTTCTTTTTCTCTTTTTCTTCTTTTTCTTGTTTTTCTATATCAAGTTCTTTGAATTTACCTTCTTCAATGTTATCGTCTTCTTTGTCCTTCTTATCTTCGTCATCATCCTCCACATCCTTAACATCATCATCTTCTTTAGCTTCAATTTTGATGTTACGAGCGTTATCAGGATTCATACCTGATCCATTAGAGGGTGAATTCTTAGCATCAAGTGATTTGCGGCCTTCAGGAGAATCAGCGCCTTTTGTAGCAGCATTAGCTTTCTTGCTGGTACCACCTTCAGCACTCTTTTGAGTACCTTTGTTATTCTTTTTATTTTCTTCGTTTTCACCTGAACCGTCAGAAGGTGAATTCTTAGCATCCAACTTCTTTTTAGCGTCAGCAGCAACAGCATTTTTTGTCGCGGCATTTTCGTCTAGGTCTTCTGGTTGTCCCTTGAATTTACGTGATTCTTCAAGAAGATTTTTGATTGTATTTTCGATACTCATGGTCTCTCCTAATGGTTTGCGAAAAACTAATTATTATAAACTTATTTATGCTTTTTAGTTTTTCTAAATTATAGTTAATTATCTAATACTGTTTAAAAACTTTTCAAACAATTGTGCTTTTTGTTCTACTATTTGTTTAGAGGTCATACGCTTCATTGAGGACCTCATTTGATCTGCCATTTTCCATTGTCCAACTGCGGCATCGAAAACCCAATCTTGCCCTTCCATTAATCCTTCTACGAAACAATCAATACCAGACGGGTCAGAAACAATATCTATTGTATTCAAAATAAAATCATCTTGAACAATCTTTAGGTCTTTCATTTCAGAAACGGATCCCATACCTCTAGTGGAAACACCAAAAGATACTCCTTCATCAATCAATCCCTTAGCAATCTTACCCATAGGCAAACTTGTAAGAATTTTTGCTTTACCCATGACGTTATTGTCTTTCCATTCAAGTTTCTGAATGAGGTGACTGGCACGTTCTGGGTTAGGATTAGGATGTTGAGGGTGATTCAGTTCACCGATTGCTCTTTTTTTATCAATCATTGGTTGATAGTTGTTAATAGCCTTTTCAAGAATCTTCTTAGGGTAAATTCTACCGTTACGATTTTTTAGTTCCGCTTGGGCAAAGATACCTTCAATGAAGTATTTCTTTTCTCCATTAACAGACTCAATCAATGGCTGAATAGAGTGTTCTTCTTGTGCTTCTACTAGAAATTTCATTGATTAATCCTCTACAGGTAACAGAACATCAGGATCATCATATACAGAATATTGTTCTGTTTGAATTTTAGTTTTGTATCCAGAAATTTTTCTTAGCTTAATAATAAGTTGGCAATCAGCACCACTTGTTGTTACATCAATATCATATGTATTATTAGTAGGATCCGTTAATCCACCCAAATCTTGTAAATCAACTTTGGCGACAGTATTGGTTGAAAGATTATAAAGAACTTCTCCATTCCTAGTAATAGTTACCAGACCAGATGTATCCCCAGTGGCAAACATAGAAACAATGTTTACTGTAGGTACAGAACCAACAGGAGCAACTTCGTTGGCGCCAACAAGATCAACATCAAGATCAATAGTAACAGTACCTATTGAACCATCAATTTTAATGATAGCTTCTGTGTTAGTCAGTTTTAGAATTCGTTTAGTCGCCATCTGTTACCTCAGTATTCTGGAACAAAGAAGCCGCAACTTCTTGTCTACGTGATTCAATAGCATCGGAAACCTTTTGGGTCATGATATTATTAAATGTATCAAGAGCAGATGAAGAATCATTGGCTCCGACTGAAAGTACAAAATCTTTAATGTCTTCTTTCATATTATATCCTTTTAAGTTTATTTAGATTCTTTTTGTTTTTCATCCGCGTCATATTCTTTCTCACGTTTTGGTGGATCTTTTGGCACTGGCGGTAAACTTTCTTCACCACCTTCTGCTTCCATACCATCATCTTCTTTAGGCATTGCCGATATTTCTTTGTCCATTTGTTTTATTTCATCTTCGGTAAATTTAAGAATATTAATCTTTACCCAATCAGGACTAAAATATTTACCAACGTAATTGTCTACTTGTTGAAGTAATTGAACCCTATTCATTAATAGTTCGGATTCTTTCAGTTCAACAAAGGCATTATCTTCAATAAAATTTACACAAAGGTTTCTTTCAATATCTTCCCAATCATCAGAGCCTACAATGTTTTTAGAAATTAATTGAACTTTAAGCATATCAATAAGAACCTGGCTGTATTTATTAGCAAGCCTATTCTTAAATTTATTAAACTTGATTTCATCTCTGGTAATTTCATTAGAACGACCAAGAGTGAAATTCTGTGAAGGTTGTAGTCTTGAAAGAGGCACATTCAAAGACTGATATACTTTATTCTGGAAATAATTTACGTCTTCTATCTGGGAAAGATTCTGCCCGCCTGGTAAAGTAGTAATTTCAGTTCCCTTACCTCCTTCACGTCTAGGTAACCAATAATCTTCCAACATCGACATATGTTTACGATCATCTTTGATTTCGCCTGTGGACGCATCATAAACAATCTTGTTCTTAAACTTATTCATAATGTCAGTAATATACTGGTCAGCTTTTGCTCTAGGTAGATTACCAACATCGATGTAAAAAATACGTCTTTCTGGTGCCCTTGAAATTCTGTAAATAACAGTGGCATCTTCCAACATCTTCAACTGATTGACAGGTTTAACTGCCTTATGGAGATAAGAAAGAACCATATGAGCATTTTCATCATAAAGACCTGAGTGACAATAAACAACAGAATCAAGAGATAGTTTGATTCCTTGGTGAGTTGTGTTAAAAATCCCTCGTTCATTGTAAACAAAGAATTCTTCCACCGAAACAATAACATCTACCCCAGATTTAGGGTCTTTTTTCTTTTCAATCTTCTTTACTTTTTTAATTTTGCGAGAATCTACTTTGTCAATCTTCTGAATACCCTTTCTAGGATTGTCAGTATCTAACGTAATGACAAAGTATTGACGCCCATCAATATACCAACTTCTAAACAAGTCGTGGGCATTTTCGTCAAAATTAATTAAGTATTTAATTTCTTCAAATTCGTCTTGAAACTTCTTCTTCAAAGAATCGGATAGTTTTAAATCTTCCAGATTCAATAAAGCAGTATTACCTTGGTCATCAACACAAACAACCTCATTAACAATTTCTTCAATGGCGGAATCGCATTCAGGATGTAAAGAAATTTCACGATACTTCCGAATCATTTCGTGTTCGTTACGGAGAATCGTGTCCATATCCATCACCTGCGAATAATAAGCCGCAGTCGATGAAGAAACTATAGTGGAACCATCTTGATTGGTTGGTCCCACTATAGTCTGGACTTCTTCTTTTTTCTTTTTCTTTATTTCAAAGCCAAATATGTTTAGATTCACAAAGTATCCTATTAAAAATTATTAAACAATGTCAGTAGGCTTAAAGTAGTTGTATTGGAAAGTTACATCAAATTTTTCAATTGTCGCGGTTTCATAAGACAATTGAATAGCAGCAACTTCTGTTGGATACGCATCATAGAAAATATATGATTTAAGTTTCTTTTCGTTGCGATCCAATTGATCAACAGTCAGTTGGGTTTGATAATCAAGAGGATTCAACCGACCTCTAGTATTATCATAATTGGCAACAGCATTGCCCCAACGCTCAAAAGCGTTACGAATTAAGAAGCTACCATCATTGATAATAGTTACTGTCCAAGGGGCGAATTCTCTCTCCCCAGCAAAGTTAACAGGTTTACCGCGATACAGAAGTGGAACATTACCAATTGTTGACGCTGGTAAAGAAGCAGCTTCGCAAAGAAAGCTGGCTTGTCTCGTAGCATCTCCAGGAGACGCAATTCCCGGAAAAGTTAGTGTAACTTGAAACTGGTTAGCTCTTGCGCCACCTTGCTTCATTTGTGCTTTGAAATCCGAAATTGATGGAGACATATTTTTTATCCTTTTTAATTATATGTTAACAAACTTATTTATGCGTAAAAGCGGAGTATATTTCAACTCCGCTTTTGTTTATTTTAGCCACCAACTTCTTCAAAAGAAACAGAAGTACGAACAGCAATGAAGTTAAGTTGAATGAAATTGATAGAACGAGCAGGTTTCAAGTAAATGTCTGCTACGAAACGATTACCATCAATCACTTCGCCAGTGTTATTTGTTTCGTCACAAACAACACGGAAGTCATAAAGACCTCTACGACCTTGTACATCACGCAAGAACGGCTCAACCATACTACGGAATTGCGCTCTAGTGAATTCATCGTTGAATTCAAACAACTGGAATTTAGCAGCAGTAGCGATAGCTTTTTCCAGAACGATAAACAAGCGGCGAACATTGATACGGTCAAATGCGCTCGGTTTTGCTTGAAGTGTCTTATCACCATAAAGTACAGTACCTTGGCCAGGGAAAGACACAACAGGATTAACACCGGATTTGTATAGCGTATCACGAGCGGCTTGATTAGGATTGTAAGAAAGTTTAACAACATTCTTTACTTGACCACGATTATACCCACCTGGCGAGAACCAAGGGTCATTAGTCAAGTCAGTTCTAGCACAAAGACCAGCGATATCACCATTCAATGGTATCCAACGATACAAGTCATTATAGCGGTCATACTGATACTTATAACCAGAATCAAGAACAGCATAAGATGTACTTGGTAAAGCATCACGGTATTCAACGATATCGTTAGCAAGATTAGTTCCTGTTCCGTAAATGATTTCTCCAGAAGTAACGTTTTGTGGGGAGATAAACGCCACACAATCTTTACGAACCTCAACAACATCGTTAATAATGAAAGTAGCAACAGCGGCATTAGCCTTACCAGCCATTACTAAGCTAATATCATAAAGTTCAGAGTTATCAAACAATGCGTAAGCATTCATTTGATTTCCTTCTGTCATATTAAAATCATCGGCCCCACCAGAAAGATTAACAGTCACAGAGGACCCAAGAGGAGTAAGAACATCGCCTTCAGTTATTTCTGTGCCCCAATCAGAACCGGTTGGGTGATCCATCCAGTAGATCCATTTAGAAGAATTGTTTATTACAAATTTGTAATAAGTGTTGGTACCATCCGATTGACGACCGTTGCTAGCCTTGCTTAAGAAAGCGAATTTCTCCAGTGTTCCGCCAGCGATACCAGAAATCTTACCGTCAATATCAACAACAATAACATGGACTTCATTTGTATCTGGAACAGAATCAAATTCTTGACGATAATTCCAAGTAGCAAAAGAGGAACTGTCAGCCATAGAAACTCTAATAGAATTCCCTAATACCCCCGGATACTTAGCAGCAAACTGTCCTACTACTCCTTGTCCGTTTTCATAGTTAATTTCATATGTTTCTTTATTCTGAATTCTGATACCAGACGTAGCGGATACAGAAGCGAAAGCTGTAGCCCCAGCTCCGGTGTCTCCATCAGCAGTAACAATAGAAACAGTAGCAGAAGTATATCCTGAACCAGGCTCAGTTATGACAATACCAATAACTTCACCATCTTCGATTACAGCAGTCCCTGTGGCTTGAATACCACCTGAAGCGTTTGGCGCCGAAAAGACAACATTTGGTTCTACCAAATAATTTTCCCCTGGTTCTGTCACATCTACTTGTGAAATTTCGCCAGTTTGTTCTGATACAGCATTGCGACTACCTATTGTATCGGCTCTTACCACAAGTAGGTTGTTAGAGTAAGACAAGAAGTTAGCAGCAG